ATCACCCGCCACTCACTGGCGGTGGAGGGGTACGAGATGATGCAGAAATGCAAGGGCGGCACACCTCACATGGTATGGAACAGCGACACACGGGAATACGAGCCGGACGGCACATGGGAGCAGAACGAAAAGGGCCTGTATAAGGGCGCTGACCTGCTGTCAAGGCTGCTGGACAAGATCGGTAGTCAGGATGAAGAGGACGCCGCCGACGGCTATGAGGAGATGATCTCCTCCGGCGGGCGTGAATTTTGAGGAGGATGACTATGCAGAACACAGGGAAAGAAACCGTCACGCTCCGGACGGAGCTGCTGGACGGCGCGGCGTGCTTTGCGGACTATGTGAGCGGTGCGCTGGGCTTGATCGCGGTGGCGGCAGAGCAGGGCGACCATGACAGAGATATCGCACGCACCGCGCGGCTGGCGCAGTATGTGATCGACGAGACAGCGGAGGATCTGGGCCGGATGGCTGACGGAAAACTGGCGGAGGTAAGCCATGAAGAAGGATGAACTGCGGAAGCTCAAGATGTGGCAGGACAGGCTGGAGACGGCCAAGGAGGCCATCATGCCGGAACTGAACCGCATGGGCAAGCGGGAGAGCATCTATGACGGCGACCCCACCATTTACGCGCCGGACGGCAGCGTGGCCCAGCAGGGCAAGGCAACCCATGTGCGGAACGTGGGCTTTGAACTGATCGAGACACAGGTGGAGAGCGACATCCCCTCGCCGAAGGTGACGGCCATCCGGCAGGAGGACGAGTGGCTGGCGGACATTGTGGAAAACCTGCTGCGGAACGTGATGGACAAGCTGCCCTTTGAGCGGATCAACGACGAGGGCGAGCGCATCAGCCCCGTGCAGGGCGGCCACGGCCTGCTGGTGGACTGGCAGGACGGCATCAGCGGGAAGGACTGGCTGGGCGACCTGCGGGTGACCATGATGCACCCCAGAGGGATCATCCCGCAGGCGAACGTCAGCCAGATATCCGACATGGACTGGATCTTTCTGGAATCGCCCGCCACCCGGCGGCAGATCAGGGAGGCCTTCGGCGTGGCGCTGGAGGAGAACGAGAACGAATCCGACCCCGACGCCCGGCGGCTGGGAGACAGCCCCGACAACAGCGGCGAGATCGTGACGCTGGTGACCTGCTACTTCCGCAACAGCAAGGGCGGCATCGGCCGCTATCGCTGGGTGAACGACACGGTGGTGGAGGATCTGGAGGACTATCAGGTGCGGCGGGTGAACCGCTGCGACGCCTGCGGAATGGTGGGCGACGGCCACCGCTGCCGGTACTGCCAGGGCACAAAGTTTACCGTGGAGGTGGAGGAGTTCGAGGAGCTGACGGAGGATATCGTCACCCGGAACGGCACCACCATCCCCGCCACCAGCGAGCAGCGGGACGAATACGGCCAGCCGGTGGTGGAGCCGCTGACAGACGGCGAGGGCGTGCTGCCCCAGCTGCGAGCCGTGAACGGCCCGGCGGCGGTGACATATATGCCGGTGATGGCCCCGACGCGCATCCCCTACTACAAGCCGGACGTGTACCCCATCGTGGTGCGGAAGAATGTCAGCAAATTCGGGCGGTTCATGGGCGGAAGCGACATTGACGCCATTGCCGACCAGCAGAACACCATGAACCAGCTGTCCACCAAGATCAAGGCCAAGGTGCTGGGCGGCGGCAGCTTCACCACCATGCCCATGACCGGCGTGACCTTCGTGGACGATCAGGACAACCGCATCGTGAAGGTGGATCGGGTGGACAAGCTCCAGATGATCCACACCTTCAACACGCAGGTGGACATCAACATGGACTTGGCGCTGCGTGCGCAGATCTACGAGGAGGCCCGCCAGACCATCGGCATCACGGACAGCATGCAGGGCCGGAAGGATCCCACCGCCACCAGCGCCGTGGCCAAGGAGTTCAGCGCCCAGCAAGCGGCGGGCCGCCTTGAGAGCAAGCGGGTGATGAAGCGGGCCATGTATCAGGACTTGTTTGAGGTCATCTTCAAGTTCTTCTTGGCCTACTGCGAGGAGCCGCGGTGGCTCCACAAGTCCGACGAGAACGGCCAGACGAAGTATCTGGTGTTCGACCGCCACGACTTCCTGTATCAGGACGAGGCGGGAGAGTGGAAATACAACACGGATTTCCTGTTCAGCTGCGACAGCGCCGCGCCGCTGGCTACCGACCGGCAGGCCCTGTGGAAAGAAGCGCGGATGAACTTCCAGCAGGGCGCCATGGGGCCGGTGAACGAGATATCCTCGCTGCTGCGGTTCTGGACGCAGATGGAGAAGCTGCACTATCCCATGGCGTCGGACATGCGCAGCAGCTTTGAGGAGGAGATGGCACGCCAGCAGGAGGCGGCCCAGCAACAGCAGCAGGCCGCTGCCATGCAGGGCGGCGCGGACATGGGTGCGGCACCGGTCATGGACGCCGCCATGACGGAAGGGGGCGGCATGGCATGACCTGCCCGGAATGTGGACTGGAAATGATGATCTATCAGGTGACCACCGCGCCGGACGGCAACGAGGACGTGGAGTACGTCTGCCGGAACAAGCGCTGCGGCCGGTATGACCGGCGGCTGACGCGGAAGGCGGAGGTGGAGCCACCGTCTGCTGACGAATAAAAACGGTTTCCGGATTCCGCCGGGCAGGGGTCGCACGACCTGCCCCGGATATCCTCCTCTTTTCTTTTTTTCTGCCGGGCGTCCCGAATGCAAGTCGGGTGTCCGGCGGAATCCGGAAACAAATCGGACAACAATTCGCTTGGGGATAGCGGAAAAAGCCCCAGAACACCGGAAAGGAGGACACACCATGAGCAAGACGAACGGCTACGCCGGTAAGATCGCCAACGTGGGCAGCCAGCGGGTGGAAGCACCCTGCGCCAAGGCAGCGCCCGCGCCCAAGGGCAACGTGCGCTACAGCGGCAGCGACCTGCGCACCGGCACCGGCGGCAAGAAAAAGAGCAAGTAACGCCGCCTGGCTTGTCATTCCGAGCCAGTGCGCACACTGGCGTGGGAATCCGTATCCCAAAAAGAAAGAACGGATTGCCGCGTCGCTTCGCTCCTCGCAATGACAGTGGAGCGTATTATTTCGCTTGGCCCCGGCGGAAATGGGGCGCTTTCGCACCGAAAGCGGAAACATGGAGGAAAAATGGAACTGACACAGGAAGAATACGCCCGCGCCTTTGGCGTGGAGGACGATATGCCCGCTCCGGAGACGGACACCGACGATACGCAGGAGACCGGGCAGGAGCCTGACGGCGCACCTGAAACGCCCGGCGCAGAGGGTGCAGACAGCGGGGAGACCGATCCCGCCCCGGCGGAGGATACCGCACAGGATCCGGAGACACGCCGCCGTCAGGCCTACGGACGCCGCCAGCGGGAGGATGCCGCCCGCCGTCAGGCGACGGAAGCGGCGACACAGGCCCGTATCGATCAGATCTATGCGGACATGTTCCAAGGGCAGAATAATCCCTACACCGGCCAGCCCATCCGCAGCGAGGCGGACTACCGGGCCTATCAGGACGCTGACAGGCAGGCAAAGCGCACCGCGCAGCTGCAGCAGGCCGGTATCGACCCCGACGCTGTGCGGGGACTGGTGGACGAGGCGGTCAGGCCCCTGCGGGCACAGATGCAGCGGCAGGAGCTGGCAGCCATCCAAGAGCAGGCACGCAGCGTGGACAGCCGGGCGCAGGAGACTATCCGGCAGGGTGTGGAGAGCATCCGGCAGCTGTACGGCGCGGAGGTGGGCAGTCTGGAGGACATTGCCGCCATGCCTACGGGGCCGCAGTTCAACACATATATCCAGAAGGGCCTGAGCCTTGAGGAAGCCTACTATCTGGCCAACCGGAAGGACATCGACGCCCGGCGGCTGAGCGCCGCCCGTCAGGCCGGTATCAACCGGGCCAGCGGCAAGGGCCATCTGGCCGGGATGCCCGCGGCGGCAGGGGAGGCCCCCTATCAGCCCACGGCGGAGGAGAAGGCGGCGTACCGGGAGTTCCTGCCGGACGCCACCGACGCGGAGATCGCGGCCGCCTACGGGGCGTACCGAAAGTAATGACAAAAGTAATGACAATTTTAGCCTTGTCATTCCGAGCCAGTGCTCACACTGGCGTGGGAATCTATGTTCAGGTGGGAACGGATTGCCGCGTCGGCCTTGCGGCCTCCTCGCAATGACAGGAATGATTTGAAAGGAGCTGGAAAGCAGTATGTTTGCACTAAGCAAAATGAAGGTGGGCCTGACGCCCCCTATCGAGTATAAGCCTGCCACCGCCGACGAGAGCTACGTCGTGGGCGAAGCGCTGAAGGTGGCCAGCGGCGCGGTGACCAAGTGTACCGGCGCGACGAAGCCCGCCTATGTGTGCGTGGGCCCGGCTAACGCGGCGGGGGAGGTGCCCTGCGTGGAGGTGCAGGACTACATGGAGTTTGAGACCACGCTGGGCGTGGCTCCGACGGAGAGCGCCACCGTTGCCGTGGGCAACAAGGTGACCATCCACACGGACGGCGCGTCCGTGACCGCGACGACCACCAGCGGCGTGGCCGAGGTGCTGGCCATCGACGGCCAGACCGTGGGCAGCCGCGTGGTCGTGCGATTTTAAGAAAGGAGAACGAGAAACATGAGTGGTTATGTGACTGTATCCATCGGCTCCGGTCTGGTGGATTCTATCTACGGCAACTGTCAGGTGCCGCTGAAAAGCTATCTGGAAAAGCGGGGTGAGGCCTTCGAGCGGGAGAGCCTGCTGAAATACCTGTTCCGCATGGAGAACAGCCGCCACTGGGCGGAGCGCTACAGCGCGGAGACGGCCATGGACGGCTTCGTCCCCGTGGGCGAGGGCGGCGACTATCCCCGCACGGGCTTTCAGGAGGCCTACAAGCGCGACATCGTGAACATGACGTTCAAGCAGTCCTTCGCGGTGACGCGGGAGCTGATGCAGGACGCCATGATCGGTACCATGAAGCAGCGGGCCAACCAGCTGATCACCAGCTATGGCCGCACCCGTGAGCAGTTCGGCCGCACGCTGTATGCCGGCGGCCTGTATGGCACCACGGTGGACTTTTCCGGCAAGAAGTTTGAGTGCCACAGCGCCGACGGCCTGAGCCTGTTCAACAAGGAGCACCCCAACAAGGTCAACGGCGCAAAGCAGTGCAACCTCTACAAGGGCGCTTTCAGCGCCACCGTGCTGGGCAAGATGGAGGCCGAGATGCAGAACCGCACCGGCGACAACGGCGAGCTGCTGGCGGTGGCTCCCGACACCATCTGGATCCCCAACGACGCGGCGCTGAAGGACAAGGTGTTCAGCGCCATCGGCGCGGACAAGGAGCCCACCAGCGGCAACAACGCCTACAACTACCAGTATGGCCGCTGGAACGTGATCGTGGATCCGTACCTGACGGCGGTGCTGACCGCCATGGGCAAGAGCAGCGAAAAGCCCTTCTTCCTGCTGGACAGCAAGTTCATCCAGACCAATGACGGCGCGATCTTTCAGGACCGCGTGAAGCTGGAGGTGCGTTCCGTTCTGGACGAGAACAACGACAACAACGTGTGGAAGGGCTTCAGCCGCTTCGGCGCGGGTTTCGTGGACTGGCGGTTCATTAGTGCGGGCAACATCAGCACCGGCACCGACCTGAGCTGAGTACATAGCGCGACGTAAAAAGGCCCGGTTCCACGACCGGGCCTTTTTTGAAGGGCGAAAGGAGGAAAAGCCAATGACATGGGGCGATGTAAAGCTGATCGCCTTGCAAACCATGTTCTCCAATGAGGGTGCCGTCATTACGGTGGACGACATCAATCAGGAGTACATCAACGCCATGCCCGGCAAGGCCAACGAGGCCATGCAGCAGATCGCGGCGGTGGGACGGCCCATTTTGAAGGAATGGCACATCAAAATTGCCGACGGCGCGGCTGAGACGGAGACGGACGCAATGCTGACGCTTCCGGCGGTGGAAAAGCGCTACAAGATCAGCCTGCGCCACTATCAGCCGCGGTTTCGGGACATCGACCGGGGACAGGTGATGCTGGATGATGGCAACATCTACGACGTGGCGGAGGACTGGAGCCTTGAGGGCGACGACGTACTGGTGATCCCCGGCAATGTGACGGGGGAATACACCGTGTGGTATCAGGCCTATCCCCAGACCATCACCGCCCAGACGCCGGACGGGGAGGTCATCGACATGCTGCCCGACGCGGCGGCCCTGATCCCCCTGTATATCGCGGCGGAGCTCTACAAGGAGGACGAGCTGGCCATGGCCACCGTACTGCGCAACGAGTACGAGGACGGCTTGCAGAAGCTTCAGGCGGCGTGGCAGGCATCCACTATGGGCATGCGGGCGGAGCGCGTCCGCAACACGACAGGGTGGTGGTAAGGGATGGCACAATTCAACGTACCCAGCGAGAGCCAGCGCTTCAGCGCCGTGGTGGAGACCTTCCGGGGCGTGGACTTGAACAACAGCCCCAGCAACGTGGATAAGTCCCGCTCTCCGGCGGCGCCCAACATGATCCGGGATCAGGTGGGCAAGGTGCGCAAGCGGATGGGCTACACCACCAAGGCAACGGCCCCGGAGGGCGCGGCCATCCACGGTGTGCATCACCTGATGGACGAGACGCTGATCCACGCGGGGACAAAGCTCTACCGACTGGTGAAGGCCGCGGATGGGACATGGAGCCTGACGGAGATCGGGGCCATGGCCAACAGCCGCAGCCGCAGCTTCGTGTTCGACCAGAAGCTCTATCTGCTGGACGGAACCACCTATCAGGTGTACGACGGCGAGACGCTGACGGCGGTGGCGGATAGTGCCGCCGTGCCCACCATCATCATTTCCCGGCGGCCCAACGGCGGCGGACAGTCCTATGAGGGGCTGAATCTGCTGGGCAAGAAGTGGACGGAGAGCTTTCTCGGCACGAAGGATGACAAAACCTATCAGATGACCACCAAGGAGCTGAGCGACGATCCCGTGACGGCCAAGGTGCTGGACGCCAACGGCTGGAAGCTCCGGGCCATCTACAACACCCATTCCAACGCCGACCACATCGGAACACCGACTTCACCGTAGACCGGGCCAAGGGCACCGTCACCTTCAATACCGCGCCGGGAGAAAGCCCGGTGACCGGTCAGGACAACGTGCAGATCACCGCCTGCAAGGTGCGGGAGGGCTATCTGGACGCCATCAATAAATGCACCATCGCGGCGGTGTACGGCGTGGGCGGCAGTACCGACCGGGTGTTTCTCAGCGGCAATGCCGACAAACCGGGTATCGACTGGTACAGCAATTTCGAGGATCCCACATTCTGGCCGGACACCAACTATACCAAGCTGGTGCGGGACGGCGGCGCGGTGACCGGCTATGCCGTGCTGAGCAACACGCTGGCGGCCTTCATCAACGGGGCCAGCGACGAGCGGAACGTGGTGGTGCGGGGCGGCACGCTGGACGAGGACGGCGACGCCCTGTTCCGCATCAGCAATACCATGATCGGACAGGACGCGGTGGCCCCGGACACCTTCTGCCGCACCGACAAGGAGCCGCTCTTCCTGACGGATCGGGGCGTGTTCGCCATCACGGCGGAGGAGCTGACCGGCGAAAAGTACAGTCAGGAACGCAGCTACTACATCGGCAGCGCCATCCGGGCGGCGCAGGACAGGCAAAGCGCCTGCGCCTGCATCTACGGCGATTTCTACGCGCTGGCGCTGGATGGCACCATATACCTGCTGGACTTGCAGCAGAAGACCTATGAACGCAACAGCCCCTACAGCAGCTTCCAGTACGAGTGCTACTACTGGCCGGGCATCCCGGCTACGGTGCTGTTTCTGGACGGCGACGGCGACGCCCTGTGCTTCGGCACGGCGGACGGAAAGCTGTGCCGCTTCGGCACCAACGTGGACGACGTGGGCGGCTATAACGACGACGGCGCGGCCATCGACGCCTACTGGGAGACCAGCGACTTTGACGGGAAGATCTTCTTCCACGTCAAGACCTTCACGGGCCTTGCGGTGCGGCTGGCGGCGGCCACCAACACCGGCGTGGTGGTCTATGCGCAGGTGCGGGGCATCTGGAAAAAGGTGTATTCCAGCGGCGCGAAGGCCCGTTATTTCGACGATAGCTTTGGCTATATCGATTTCAGCAAATTCACGTTTTCCACAGACCGGACGCCCCATACACTGTTCGGAAAGATCAAGATCAAGAAGGCCGACAAGGCGCGTTTCCGACTTCAGAACGACGTGCTGAACGAGCCCTTCGGCCTGTACGCCTTCGGCTTGCAGTTCAAAGAGCCGGGCGGCAACTACAAGAGATAGCGAGGTGAAAGACCAATGGCAATTACAGACCTCAAGCTGAAAGACAGCGACATTGCGGCCAAGGGCGTGGTGGCCGCGCCAACAGTGCTGAACGGCACGCCGGAGGAGAACAAGAGGGTGTTCGACCGGCTGATCCGGGAGGTTTTTCAAGGCGACTTCAACGGCCTGATCGACGCGCTGACCGCCGCAGAGCGCACCGCCCTGCTCGAAAAGGAGAGCGAGAACTGACATGAGCCAAACGAAATTGCTCTCCCCCACGCCGGAGG